CATCTTTGAATTTTCCAATTAAAGATTTCTCTTTGCTCTTCATGAACCCCTTTACGAAGTCAAAAATAGAAAGAACTATCTGAATAGGAATAAATAATTTTTCAAATCCGATAAAGAACGCCTTTGATAGAAATTTCAATGGCCTTATGATAGATTCAGCTGCTTTCCCGATAAATGAGAATTCAGAACCAACGAAAGAGAACACACCCTCTATTTCTTTAAGTACATTCCCAATACTATCAATAGGAATGATTTTGGTGAAGGTTTTTGTTATCTTTTCTATTCCCGCCATTATATTACTTTTTACAAATTTTGCTGAATCAATAACTGAAGAAAGTACAGTATTTTTTATATCAGAAAAAAATGAAAATATATTTCCTATACTTTTCGACAAAACCCCTTCAGTATTTTTTAATTTAGAAGAGAATGAGACGATCATTTTGTCTATATCTTTAAATTTATTAAAGACAGCATTAAAAACTTTATTGAAAATAAATGTACCATTTTTCTTTATCTCTAACGTGTTTATCAATGTTTTTGATGCTTTTCCGATCAATTCAAATGGCATTGTTATGGTTCTGGCATAGCCACCAATAAGAGCGGCTATACTACCGGCTATCATCATTTTTGATAATGATCCACCCGTATCTTTTCCAGCCCTGCTTCTGTATCTTTCTTCTGATAAATAAGATTGTTTATATAAATCTCTGATATCTTTAAGAACACCTAACGACTCATCATTTACTTCCAACAGTTTATCATCTTTGGATACACTTTTAATGTCGGAAACAAACGATCCGACCAAATCTTTGCCAAAATCGATATATTTATGCATGTCTCCCAATGCAGTAGACAAGACATTTCCGGTGACCGATTTCAGGGTATCAACGGTGTTTGTCATTTTCGCAATACCAAAATTTGTGTCTTTTATCCCCCTTGCCAATCCTGACATCCCAGCAACAATAGCAGACTTTGTACTGTCTAACTTATCCCCTTGCTCTACATTGGATTTCTTAACAGTATCGATCAAATCTTTCATCTGTGCACTGCTTTCTGACGATGATTTGTCAATTTCATCTTTAATAATTTCTGCTATTTTTTCAGATGATATGTCGGAATTTTCGATGAATTGAGAATTACTTTTCAATACACCGGTTATCTCCTTTAATACATCCTGCATATTATCAGAATTAACCTTATTGATTTTTATATAATCTTGTATAAATTCAGATGCGTTTATTTTTTCCATAGTTTAAGCGATCATTCATTGATAATTTATAAAATAAAAAGGGCACGACCCTTATCAGATCGTACCCTTCAGACCTAGATCCATTCGGCATTTTGCCGAAGCGTGGTACTTTACACACTAGATAATTCACTCTCTTCGCTTTTAAAATCTCTAATCATAAGATTAACATAAGCCGTTCTTTCCCAATCAGATAAAAATGAAGATTCAGAAATACTTATTCCGCAATGTTTTGCTAATGCGTACTGTTCTTCAATTATCGATTGCATACTTGATCCTGATATAATCAAGTTATTCAGAAAAAAAAACCAGTCAAAGGAATATCTATATTATTTTCTGGTGACCAGCCACATTTTTTACATTTTGGACAATAAGTAAATACTGTTCCATAATCAACAGATGCGAACCAATCATTCAGTTTTTCGTATGATGAAGTATCAAGATTGTCCAAAAGTTCTTTTTTGTCTTCTGTTGATGCATTTGTAATTGTTCCCGCTGGGGTGATAAATTCTTCCATGCACCTAACATACATATATGTGCCCATTTCCGCCATTTTTTGATCAATATTGAGATCATTATTATTTTTTACGGCATTAATTGCCCATTTTTGATCTCCCCTGGTTATCATTCTCATTTTAACGGATAATGTATCTGTCAATTTTACAACATAATCTATATCTTTTGGGTATTCTTTTACCTTCAATTCTGATAAATTTACTACATTATAAATATCAACAGAACAATTTTCACATTTTGTAGTGAAATTATATACGTTTCCTTTTGTTATTTTTCTTATTTCAAATAATAATTCAAATCTATCTTGAATACTGATATTATCAATATCGAACTCTTTTGTAGTTATACACCCGTTTATGATTTCATCAAGAATCTCTTCTACAGTAAAAATATCATCTGTATCATATGACATTAATTTCTTCATTTGACCTGTTGTTATGGCCTTTATAGAAACAGATTTGTCAATACTTGGCAGATAAACATCATTACTATATGGATTCAAAAATTGAATAAGTTCATTAGACATATTTTTCACCTATATGTCTGAAATTTAATTCTAAATTTCAGACATTTACAAATTAATCAAAAATAATTATTTAGTTGTGTGCCATTGATATGTAAATGTCACACTAAAAGTAGCTATCTCTTTCGCTGAATAGTCAAGAGTTACCTCACCAACATTAGACGGATATGCCATATGTAATTCATATGTCAATATAACACTGCCGTCATAATGACTTAAATGCTCAAGTTTAATTGTCTTCATGTATTCAGAAGGAATCCCATGTGCATTTGTCTCGATATCATGTACTTGTCTATTCCATTCAAGAAAATCTTTTCTGATTCCGTCAGATGGGTCCATGTTGAATTCTACAGTAAAATCAGAATACTCATTAGTTGTTCCGATTCTATACGTATTTCCTTGCCAATTGGATTCGGCGATCCCCAATTGATTCGCAGGTAGTGATGATGACTTAACAAGGTATACACCATTTTGGCCTGTGTTTATAGGATTTTGAAATGTCACATAAAAAACATACCCTCTTGCAAAGTCATGATTTTGCTGATTAGCAATAAAATTTTCCAAATTGAATTCGGCCATTATAAAAACCTCCAAATGTTTTGTAATTAAAAGTTAATGATTTTTGTTATATTCATTATTATTTATAATAAAAATAACTTTAGTTTTATTAAAAAAGGGGAACTGCTATCAACAGAACCCCTTTTTATCATATTATATCAATTATAATGATTTACTCTTAATAATTGATAACTTCTTTTGCAGCCTCATCGAATGTCATGCCAGTTTTTGTCGCCACAAACTGCAAAACAATGAATTCAGCAACACGGGTAGGTTTGATAAAAATTGTACACCATAGCTCATTTCTATCAATCCTCTCCGGTGTGTTATTTGTTTCATCACAAATAACCTTGAAGTCATAAATACCCCTTCTTTGCTTAACATCCCTCAAGAAAGGCTCAATCATGGTTACAAGTTGAGATCTTGTCACGCGATCGTTGAATTCGAACAAGAAATACTTAGCAGCGGTCGAAATGGCCTTTTCCAGTACGATGAACAATCTACGTACATTAACGCGATTGAACGCAGAAGATTTATCCAAGAGTGTTTTTTGACCCCATACAACCTTACCCTGTCCAGCAAAGGAAACGATAGGATTGATACCATTTTTATACATGATATCTCTATCCCCAAGTTTCGGGTTCCATGCGAGTCTCCTGATCCCTGTCAGAATGGCTCTATTAAGACCGGCCGGTGCCCACCACGGATCTCTTACTTGATCTGTATGGGCATAAATACCAGCAACATGACCAGAGATAGGAATCCATCTGTATTTCCTTTGATATTTATCATACACCTCACACCAGTTGCCGTATAGAGATGCGTATGATGTATTCTCATTCAGATTATCGAGTTGATGAGATCCGATTCCTTTTCTCCACTCCGTGATATCAACAACCTCATTTCCTCTATTATTAACCACATGCTCTTTCTTACAATCAAGAAGACACATACAATCTTTACGGCTTTCACAAATCTGCACGAGATATCTTTTTACTTCTGTTTGCTTATCAGCATCAATGAAAATATTAACATCAATATCTTCAGAATTTGAATACAGATCAAGGGCTTGCATGATAACACCAGGATCTACATTCGATGTATCTGTCATATCAAGACCTGTTTGATAATCTTTTCCATTATAACCTTGGGCAAAATTTTCCCATACAGGTGTAGCAACCATCCATGGTTGTGCAGTCATATCATCATTCAATGAAATTCTGATATACCTTGATTGATTGTTTATCACTGATTCACAAAATCTGGTATTTCCTTCGCCATCTGTTGCGAGAGGATCTGTAGATACTAACCAGACCTCTCTTGTTTCATATGTGCTTTCCCCCTGGGCCATTTCCTGCACAATTATAACGAAATCCTTATCTGTTATCAGCGGAGTGTCAAGATTGATAACATCAAAAAATGTTGCTGTATCTTCCAATCCGGTCCATTCAGGCTTTACGCTTCCATCTTGATGATACGGATACCATGGATCATCATATACATTTGATAATGGGGTATTTTTCAATCTATCGTATGTTGTTTTATTAACAAAACATACTCTTATTTTGTTACCCCATTCTCCCCTAGAACTGGCAATCATCCACATATCAGATGAATTGTTCACCACTTCCTGATCAAATTCGTCAGGATCACCAAAATACGGATCATTTGTGTTTCCGATATCCTGTAATGTGAATGGTGTTGTATATGGCGAAAACCCACTTTCTGAGGGCAATCCACCAGAAGCCGGGGCACCAGATACAGGAGCCACCTGCACGCCAGCGAAAGTAGCACTTAATGGCATTACCCTTGTACAATATAGGTTTCTGCCGTATTTAAGAAATCCTGTACTGGCAAGGATATCTTCATAACAATACCTATTGGATGTAGGCATTCCAAACATCCTGATAAGGTCATCCTCACTTGATACATATGTAGTTTTCATTTCCGGTCCTTTGTATGTATTTCTCAACACACATACACCAATACTTGTGGCAACGGCCGGAATTGTTGTAGTTAGATCAATTTCTTGAACATCTACCAATGGACTTAAATAAAACATTATAATTTTCTCCTATTTGTTTGCCTATATAAGCATTCATTATATAGGACTTTGTGATAAATAATTTATAATAAATCTATTTTTATTCTACATGTATTTATAATAAAAATAATTTTGTGATTTCATCACTTTTCATAAATAATTAGAGACACAAACTTAAAGGTATAACATGGCTTGCACAAGACAACAATTAAGAGAGAAGTTAATAAGAGCATTGGGTGGTTCTATGGTAAAAATAGAACTATGTGTAGAAGATATTGATGACGCCATCAATATGGCTCGTGATTATTACATAGAATTTGCAGTTGGGAACGCCACTCAAGAAGTATACTTTCTGTTGATGCTGGAAAATGGCAGATATGTATATGATCTTCCAGTTGGCATAACAGAAGTAGTAAATTACCATGATCACTTTGGTGGGTATGGATATGGAGGATATGACGGTGAATATTGTGGGTATAATCCTCTATGGTATACAGGTCCAGAGCAGGGAAGTACATCATTCTTCACACAACAAGATCCATTCAGAGTCGGGTATGGATACGGTGGTATAGCTGGATTTCCAGGAACCCCATATAATTTCGTCGAAATGTATTCTGCTCGAATGTATCTATCAATGATACATAATATGAGATCCAACAAATACATATGGAAATATCATAGATCAACGAACCAAATAGAAATCCATCCGACCCCACAATGTGATGGCCATCAAATAACAAAAACATCACCATCTGGAGATGTTTATAACACACCAAGCGCGGCATATCCGTGTCCTGTGGAAGAATATGAAACAACAACATACAATTCCCCCGGATATGTTTTGATTCGTGCATATATGATCGAAGGAAGTTCATTACCTACTTATGTTCCAGTCGATAATAGCGAAACCGGATGTTCGTTGTATGATAATATATCAGTAACAACTGCAGAATGGTTATATGCACATCCATGGATATTCAAATACAGTTTAGCTTTACTAAAACAAAGATTAGGATTAATAAGGCGTAAATTTGCCAATTCTAATGTAATGGGTGGTGCAAATATAGCACTTGATGGGGATGCTCTTGTTTCGGAGGGAAAACAAGAGCAAGAGACACTGGAAGATGAGATAAGTAAAAAGTATCAATATGACGGCTATGGGGTATATCTAGGATGATTACTTGCAAGTGCACACCAATACAATCATGCACAGCGATAAATGGATGTAATTCCAATTGTGATGGCTCATCGCCTTCTGGATCAAGAATATGCGATAAGCCAAATTGGAGCATGTATGATCTTGATTCATGCGAACATAATCTATTTCAATCACAATTGTGCGAGATAACTGATATCTCTGGATTCGCGATAGAATACAGAGTCCTGAAACCAAAACATGATTATCTATTCGGGGAAGATCCGAATTCAAGATTATCGTACCCGGCATTGACCAAGTGCATATATGCCCCGGAAACAGAAAGCAGTATATTGAATTTATTTGGACTTACTGCAGATGATGTTCTTCAATATATGACAATACCAAAGGCAATTTTTACAAGAGATCTCACAACAGTGTTTACTGATACTCTTGGCCCTAGTGCATATATTGTCCCTAGAATGGGGGATGTTATAACTACGTTATGGAATAATAGACACTACGAAATAACATCAATCGATGAGGAACAAAATGTGTTCATGGGTAAAAAATTCACATGGGATATAGTTCTAAAGCCATTTAGATTCAGCGAACAATCAGATGAGCATAGAGAAGTCCATACAGGGCTACCAGAAGATCCGTTCGAGAATACAGATTTTGGTGAATATGAACCACCAGAAGCCGGGGAAGTTCCTGATTTAGTTGAAAGAGGATATTTTGAACAAGTATTCGGAGATAATGAAAATATTGAAGAAGAAAGTGACGAAATACATGATTATAAAGATCCAGATGAAGCGGCATTCGGGGCATAATAAATGAAATTTATAGAATTTATAAACGAATCAGAATCAATAACGGACGATCTCATAACCAAAATAAAAACAGAGTGCAGAGATTATTATAAACAGGCAACGGTAAATAAAAAAACATACCAGTTATATAGGGGAATGAAGATAAATAAAGACTGGTTTGTAAAAAAACCACACAAAAACAGAACCCCACGTGATACACCGATAGAAATACATAAAGCTCTTGATGAAGAATTCAAAAAGAAATTTGGATGGAAACCAAGATCAGAAGGTGTTTTCTGTACGGGTGATTATCCAGAAAGTTATTACGGGAATGTTTATTATATATTTCCTGCCGGAAAAATAAAATTCGTTTGGAGTCCAACCATAGAAGATATTACAGTTTATTTATCAAATAAAGACATTCTTGATAGTTATGATTTTATAATATTACCTGACGTTACAAAAGAAAATATCGATGAAACTATAAAAAACATGATAGATACATATAAAGATGATGATTTAATAGCAGCAATTAAATCACATAATGAGATATCAATAAAATGCAATAAATATTATGCGATAAACATTAATGCCCCTAATACCTCTGATCTAAATAAACTATACGGAGATGCTTGGAATTTTGGGGTTTTATAAAAATTTAAAATGAACATAAAAAAACTACTAACAGAAGAAACAGCGGATAGAGATTTTGCTTTAAAATTGCATTATGATTGTGCCCAATTTTTCAAACAAAATGGGTATGGGTACAAAAGTCTCCCATTGTACAGAGGATTGAATAAATCGATACAGACGTACAGAATAATAGAACCTAGAAAAAACAGAATACCAAAAAACACAAAACTACAATTACACAACGCATTGGATAAACTATTATACAAAAAATTTGGATGGAAACCAAGATCAGAAGGTGTTTTTTGCACTGGATCAGAGTTCAAAGCTAGATTCTATGGGTATGTTTACATAATGCTACCAATCGGAGATTTTAAATTTGTCTGGAGTCCAAAAATTGACGACTTATTTAATCAATTATCACTTAATGGAATAACTGATTTTAATACTGACGAAATAATAAAGAAAGATTATTTGCCTGATTTGAAAAAAATTGCTGATACATATACAGATAAAGATCTTGTATCTGCAATTTTATCTGGGAATGAGATATCAATAAAATGCAATAAATATTATTTAATAAATACTGACTATATAAAGCCGGTATATAATATAATTTTTCAGTAAACTACCATGGGCGCGAATATAAAAAGACATCAACATGATATAAGAGATGGGTATCAATATTATTATCAAGCAATGCGCAAAACAATTGTGCAATTTATTGATTTATTCAATGATATCAAAATAGGAAGATACGATACCCAAACAGGAGAACTGTTATCGTTTGTTAAAGTGCCGGTGAAATTCGCCCCAAAATCGAAAAACTGGTATTATATTGAAAAGTTAGGCCCTGACGGAGTGAGAATAAGAGACAAAATAATGCCAATCATAGGAATATATCTTGTTGATATAGAAATAGATTCCAATAGATTTGTCAATAAGATGTATTCTGGAAATACCGGGTATCATTCTCGTTCTGGACCTAGATCATTAATAAAAGAAAGATTCTTAAATCCAGTGCCATATAATTATACATTTCAGGTACAGATACTTGGGGAGTATATGGTTGATATAATTCAAATAATTGAACAATTACTCCCATATTTCAATCCGAATCTTAATATAAAAATAGAAATACCAGAGCTTGATATAGATGGTGTGCATACAAAATCACTGGACTTAAAAGTTATTTACAATGGCTCTAATAGCGAAATGGAAACCAATATAGCACCTGATGAATTTAGGCATCTACAATGGAATATAGATTTCACTGTTGAAGGATATCTATTTCAACCGAAATATGATTATCCTGTTATCAAAGAAGCATATACGGAATTTATTATTGGATCACTTTCAGAACAAAAGAATATATGCGGTATCCATCCAGTACCATCAGGCTCTGGATCAACATTAGCATTAACAGGGGTATCAGCGGAAAAATTTCCTCTTGACACAACAACGGATGAATTGTCATCATCATTATATGATGATGACATAAAATTGATATACAAATATGAAATTAACGATAACTCATGAGTGATATACAAAATCTAAACAAAGCCCTAACTGGAAATTATGAATTAATATTTCCAATGATTCCTGTGGTAGAAAAACCAAAGGATATGGATATATTTACATTAAATATCTATGGAACAGTAATTCCGTCTATGACACTTGGAACAACAGAGCCGACATGGCAAAATGGCTCATATCCGATGGCCATTGCTCCAACTGTATTTGAGCCATGGTTTGTCAATTTCAATGTAGATTCTGATTTTTGTAACTGGTATATATTACATAAATGGATATTATTTATTAATAGCCCAACAAAAGGAATAGAAAGGCCGCACTCTGAATATGCTGTAGACGCAACATTAAAGATAATAAATAATGATGCTGTTGAAGTAATGAAAATCAATATATACAATATATATCCAACATTATTGAATGAAGTACAATTATCATATAGAGATGGTGAAACAAACCTGGAATCCGGAGTGAATTTTAACTATTCAACATATGAGGCCATAAAATTATAATTTATCTCATAATTATTTCATAACCATCTTCAACATCTTCAATATCATCACCAACGTCTGATATGAAAGCCCACACATCATCTTGATCAACTTCGGTTTTCAGTTCCATAGATTCATCGAGTATATCATATGTGAAAAAGTATATACCAAGATATAAACCAGATACAAGGTCATCAGGTGATCCGTTTCCTGAATATTTCCCTTCGGATGTTTGGACAAATGTCAATAGCTGTTTAATTGTTTCTCTATCAACTATCTCTATATTATTGTCTTCAATTGTTTTTTTCATCAACAAACACGCCTTCGGTTTTGTTTTTGGTGTCATTCGAACACCTAATTTATTCGCCTTTGTTCCATCACACACAAGATTTTCGTTCTCAAAATTCCACCACAGATCAGAAACAACGGATGATCCCATATTATTTGATTCTACCATTATAAATGCATCATTGTAGTTAATAGATAAAGTATTTATAATATATGCAAATTTATATACATCAATAGTGTTTGATTGATATACACCTACTTGTTTCAATTTTAATGGTTTTATATTTAATATTTTTAAAATTTGAATAACACTATCATGATTTCCAGATCCATCGGCAACGTCACATCCCAATATATATTGCATACCATGTTCTGGCTTCTCATATATTCTAAGCTCTTTTGTTCTTTTTATTGGATCAACTATTTCTTTAGAGTCCAATTCTTTCAGTGTGGTCTCATCTAATAATGTTGCATCAGAACCGATAAATTGACACCCGAATTCTTGATTAAATCTTCTCTTACCTAGATTTTTCATCTGCTCTTCGGCCCATTTTTCATCTCTTTCTGGATGTGCCCTCCAGTCAGCAAAATATGGGACGAATGTGTTTATTTTCTTTACTGCTTCTGTATATATACGATGAAATAAATTACCAATTCCTTTTGGGGTAGATACTATAATGAATTTTGATTCTTTTGATGCACTGATTGTTGGCCAGTTTGATGTCCAGAACTCCTCTGCTTTCCACTGAGGATCAACGAATGCAAACTCATCAGCAAATACAATATTTAACGTTCTACCACGAAACGAATCTTTTGATGTTGCCCTGGCTTTTATCTTAGTGCCATTTTCAAATAATATTGTTTTTTTATTGTATTCAATGACACCAGGTTTTAAATAATCAGGAAGCTCTTCGTACATTATTTTTATTCTATCAAGAATATCTATTGCCCCCTCTTCATTATTACTAACAACACCTACTGTCTTGTCTGAATTGAAAATAGAATACCATAGCAAGTAACAAGCTACCATTACACTTTTCCCTTGCTGTCTTGCTATTAATGCTATTACGAATCTATTATTTTCAATAATGCTGAATAATTCTTTTTGATAATCCCATGGTTTGAATGTCACTCTTCCCCTGTCTGGATGGATTATCTTCACATGATTTAAGAAATGAAACAAATCATCTTTTGATTTCTTCAATTCTTTTATTTCTTCCAGGGTATATTGATGTTCTTCTCCAACATTTTTAACATATTCAGAATTAAATGCCATTTTTTACAAACCTCTTTTACTTTTAATAATTATTTATGATAAAATAATTATTTAAAGATAGGAGAATTTGTTATGAATGTTATTGTACTAAATGGGTGCCCTAGAAGTGGAAAGGATGAATTTGCGAAAATAGCATCCGAAATATACAAAACAAGAAACATCAGTTCTATTGATAACGTAAAAGAATTTGCTTTACATATGGGATGGGATGGGAATAAATCGAAATTGGGGAGAGAAATGCTATCTGAATTAAAAGCATTTTATATAAAATACTTCGATGGCCCATTCAATGACATAAAAAAAGAAATACAAAGATCAATTATTGATAACATTGATATATTATTTGTACATATAAGAGAACCAGAAGAAATTGATAAATTAGTAAAGTATTGTGAAGAAATTAATATAAGTATATATACAATAATCATACAAAGACCGGAATATATACATTTGTGTGAAGATTCGAAATCTGATAAAAAAGTATATGATCATAAATATGATTATATGATAATCAATAATGGCAGCATAGAAGAGTATAGAGAAAAAGTAAAAAAATTTATAAAATACATCATCGCGCCATAAATAAATGATGAAATGAACAGAATTAGGGGGATTTTATGAAAAAATCAATTAAATTTATCGCATGTGCTTTGTTAGCATCTGTATTTCTATTCGGATGTGCAGATAAAGAATACTATAATGCAATAAGAGCACAAAACGAAACAATCTGGAAAATAAATTCAGAAAGAGCCGAAAGAGAAGCACAAAGAGAAAAACAGCATGAAGCATTGATGATGCAGCTTATCACAAATGGTGTTGTTGCCGCATCAAAGACAGAAGACAAAACGGATGATGTATTGGTGCCAATGTTGATCATGAACATGGAAAACCAAAGAATAATGGCAGATGCGCTAAAATCCAGAAACACAAGAACACCACAACTTCAGCAAATAAAAGCCCCGGATAGTATTGGTGATATAATCAGGAAATCAACCGGTGCTATTTTGGGCGGAATGGGACTATACGTGAATATGAAGCAATCTTCTGACATGAGAGATGTTGCTATTCAGGGGATGTCTCATGCTGGAACCAATACCACTGTAAATGGCGATGGTAATTCAACTGTTCTTGATAGCTATAAATCAGGATCACAAAATTCCGTTGTTGGTGATAGCAACACATCAACATATACCGGCGGTGATGTAGCAACAACAGTAGAGCAAGCACAGCAAGAAGCAACAGAAGAAAAATAAAGAAACAAAGGAACAAAGGAATAAAATTATTTCGATAAACCTGGGCCGACTCACAAACATTTAATTCAAGGCTGAAAGTGCTGGTTTTAAATGATGTTTGTCGGCCTTATTTTTATGAATTATCTTCAAGCATTTTCAATAAATCTTCTCTATTCATTACAAGATTATTTGTGGTGATATTTACATTATCGGCACCTTTTATAGCACTCTTAACCAACAGCTCTTTTTCTTTTATATCAAGAGATCGGTTTTTGTACTCAATCATTTGTTGATTGTATGATATTCCAGTAATACTTGTTGCTGCATTGGTTATCGCGTTTATCAATTGTGTATATACCTCAACTAATCTTGCACTTCTGTTTCCGTTTTTAATATCCATTTCAATAATATCAAGAACGGTATTGGCTCTCTTGATGTTATCATGGATTATTTGATCAGCATCAGGAACATCCTCTTGTATTTCGAGAAGCTCTTTTCGCATGTTTTTAATACTCTCTAGCTGATTTTCCACATTTCCACTAAGATTCATATCTATATCGAATATGGAATTCAATTTATCAGAATTAACTTCTGGGTCAGCCTTATCCTCTTTGTATTTAACATCTTTCTTGTCAATCATTTTTGCATCTTTTTATGAATTTAATGGAATTTAATATTTTCTTTTTATAAGAACACGAGCGTATATGCTTGTATATAACTGTCCTGTTTCAACATCTCTATATATAGGATATTTATCTGTATCGGGATTATAAAGACGATATAAATTACCTTTGGCGTTTTTCACTATTTTCCCGGTTGGATTGCCTTTATATAAAAACTCCATCGCCTTGTTTTTTGTAAATTTTATAAAACATTTTTGCCCCAAAGTTATGATTTCAAACTGATCTGGATTCCATTTGTTGATGAAACTGATGGGAACACCCATAACACCATCATAGTCTATAGGGATATCAAGTGTCCTATCTACATTGATTGCATCATAATTTTCATATTTCGGATAATAGTGCTCATTTCCATAGTATCGCTTATGTAAATCTAATTTTTCAGGGGTTTGTCCATGATCTAAATTTGTGAACCAGGTAATGTTTCCAAAAAACATAATCTTTTTTCCATTATCAATTTTGTGGAATTTTTTATAATGATCGGGAACTTCAAATACACAACATGTTCCTCTTTTTGTTACACCTAAAAATAATTTACGATCCTTTATCAATGGAAACACATCTTTATAAGTGATAATATTAATTGCCCCTATCACCAAAAACTTCTTATCATGCTTCATCAACAATCCGATATACTCACGAAACAGGCTAAAAGGAGGGTTGGTAACCACGATATCAGCCTCTTTCAAGCACTCCACACATTCCTCACTTCTGAAATCACCGTTACCTTTTAAATAAGAGATAGTATTATTGATGTTTTTTAAAAGAAAATCAACATCAGTTATATCTACAGAATCATCATTACAAATATCGACCTCTTTGATTTCTATTTTTAAAGCTCTTTTCTTTTTTGTATCTGTAATATCAAAAACGGCGAATTGTTGTTCTGTGTTTGATAATCCTGAATAGCAAGTAGCTATTAATTTTTCAAGACCGAGAGAATTAAAATTAATTACAAAATACTTGAAAAAGTTACTTTTATAAGGATCATCAGCATTGCAGTATATAATTTTTCCTTTAAAATGATTTTTATAGAATTTTAATTCGTTTTCGATGTCACTGTATAATGTATAAAATTCATCATTTTTTGATTCTTTTGCTTCTTGTAGGAATTTATTTGCCATGATTTGTTATCTTTCTTATCAATTATTTTTGTATTTTCTTTATGAATTTAATATTTCCACAATCCCAAATTCTATGAAACCCATTTTTCAGCATGTTCTGGTATTCTGTTTCATTGGGATTATAGTATTCTAATTCCCCTCTCTTGTATTTTGTATTTATTCGTTTTTTCTGGAAATGTCTTCTGTGATAGACATTTAACGATCCATTTCTAAAGTACCAATAATTAGGTGCCGTCGTGTACACATAATCAAACCCATTCTTAGTATAAACAGACCCACTAAAATGCCTTACATCAGCAAACGTACATAGATCAGCATCTATGTCAAATGACTTTAGTAATTTGCTAAATGCGCCATATACCATTGTGTATTTCAGATTGACAAACCTTTCAAGCATATATTCATTCTTATAACGCTTTATTGTCATCAATGACACCAGATCATCATTAAAATATAAACCGTGGTGCTCCCCACCCTGAAATCCCTGAATGTGATTCTGGTTATAAAACTTTCTTGCTGTTTTTGAATCAACATTCCTTATTTCGCATTTTCTGCCATGTATTTTTCTTTTATAGATCCCTAACGCTGACATAATGAATGATTTAACAATGTCTTTTTGATAAAACCACTCGTTCTCCCAAATCTGGATTAATCGATAACCCTTTTCTTCACACGCCTTATATTTTGCAATGTGATATTTTTTATCTTTTCCCATCGTTTCTGAATGCCAATAAATCCCGTTGAATTCAATGGCGATCTTATGAGACGGAATTACAATATCCAGCTCGAATGGGGCGATTAATTCCCTATCATTGGTTATGATATCAATATCACCTTTCAACCAATCCTGAAGCTCTGATTCTTGCTTTGACACGATGTTGGAGCATTTTGGACAGCCATTCCCATGTAGATGTGAATCTGGAACTTGTTCAAATTCGCCATGCACAGGGCAAATGATTTTTACTTTTGTGTGCATGTTCTTATAATCAACCAAAGAATAATCGTATTTGTTATCATGAATGAAATTACTTCTTTCTATGAATTCATTGTCATCCAAAGATTCATTATCTTTCTTGATATCAATCTGACATTTAGGACAACAACTTCCGTTCAGATGATGATCTGGTCTTTGCTCAAACACCCCATGAACAGGACAGATGATTTTAATCTTCTTTTTCGCACTTTTGTAATCAACCAATGAATAATCGTATTTGTCTCCATGCGCATCATGAGC